GTTGATACAGGCGGTAAGAAAAGGATAATCAGCATTCCTCCAGCTGATTTGAATTTATTACGTCCTCTTCATGTTACCATGTATAACCATCTTTCCAAATTCCCGTGGCTCCTCCGCGGTGATGCTAAATCGTCAAAATTTAGCGACTTCACTTCCTCCCCAGGTGAAGTATTTGTAAGTGGTGATTATGAGAGCGCTACAGATAATTTGAATCGTGAAATTCAAGGTGTTATTCTTGAGGTGATCCTTTCGTCATCAACGGTGCCTGAGGGTATTCGTTCGATGGCTGCCAGTACTCTTCAGATGGTTTTGGAGAATCCATCTTCTGGTAAGTTATCTGTTCAGCATCGGGGTCAGTTGATGGGAAACCTTCTTTCATTCCCGCTTTTATGCCTTGTCAATTTTCTTGCATTTAAGTATGCTGTTGGACGTAATGTTCCATTACGTATCAATGGCGACGACATCGTCTTCCGTTCTACTAAGGAAGAAGCTGATCGTTGGATGGAGATGGTCGGTAGGTCGGGCCTTACTCTCTCGTTAGGTAAGACAATGGTTCACAAGACTTTCTTTTCTCTTAATTCTTGTTGGTTTCGTGCACACAAGAATGGGGTTAAGTTAGTGCCCGTTGTGCGTTCAACCGCACTCGGACTTGGGAGTAGAGGGGAGTCGGACTCTCTACAGGGCCGGTATCGTTCTTATGCGGTTGGCTTCGGTCGACGTAAGAAGGATATTTTGGATTGTCTTTTTCTCCGCAGGAATTCAGGTGTGATACATTCGACCAACCGTTCGGTTACTCGCGGTTTAGGAATGTACGTATCATACGAAGCTCTTGTGGAGTCCCGTTTGTGGGCGCGTGAATCCTTCTATTTGTCAATGGAGAAGGAGCGTCCGCTTCCCCCTAAGAAGTCGGATCTTTCCTGGCAGGTTTCTGTTCCGGGATGGGTTCGTACATTCGGGAGTATGACGAGAGAGGATCGAATTGCGCAGAAACAGTATGCGGCGGAGTCCGTGGACGTCGTGTGGTCTACTGTTCCTGTTAGCGCGGTCGATTTGGAGTTGAATTATCGGAACGAGGTCAAGGAGGGAACGTTCGCGTTCTCAACTTGGCTCAACGAGCGTAAACGTTCGTATCATAGATGGTCTAGACTCATGGGCGTGGGGAAGAAGGAGTTTAATACTCTTTTCAAACCACGTAAGTCTCTTTTCTATAGATGGCCTCGCCCGTTAAAGAAACGTTGGTTCTTCATCTGCGATACCGCGACGGTCAGTCGCAGTATAAAATTCGTAGCCCGCAGCGAATAGGGGACGGTGATTCCATTTTCGTATGGATGTCGGTACGGTTAAGGAGGAATCCATGACTTCCGGGTCGTAGATCGAATTGACGATCTAACTTGCCTATTGGCTTTACTGAAGTACGATAGATTTGTAGCTACACCTTTGGCGTTGTTTCCCTTGGAAGCATACCTGCGCTGTCCAGCTTTTGGACTCGCAACTGTGACTCCTTTAGGAGCCATCGCTTGGATGACAGTCCTTTGGGGATCTGTGTTTCGATCCCGGTGAACGGGGGTATGTGGATATTGGCGTGTAGCCTCACTTTGAAAGATGGTTCACTTGGAACCTAG